CACGCGCTCGAGCTTGTCGACGGGCCCTCGGCAGATCGCCATCTGGATCGAGAGGAAGTACCGATGCCCGATGACGACGTCGTCCGAGGAGAACATTCCCGTCTGGACCTCGTCGGTGATCGGAACGGTTCGCAGGTTCCCATACCAGATGACGTTCGGCGCCGAGAGCTTCACGCGTCCCCAGACGATCGGGACGGAGCGCCCCTCGGTTGCCGTCGGGAAGTTGAAATCCCCAAGATCCGACGGCCGCGCGTCCTCGAACCTCGGTTTGGGGCGCAGGAGTTCCGCAACGCAGTAGATGGCCGCCCACAAGAGGAATGTCAGGAACCACGCCATCAGCTTCGCACTCCAACGACGAAGGGATTGCGCGTCGGGACGTAGGGGAACCCGCCGAAGTTGATCGCGTTGGTGAACTTCACGACGCAGTCGCTATTGAGGATGTGGTCGCACCCGGCGACGACGTCAACCGTCCCCGTCGGCGTAGCCCCGAAAGGGAGCGGGATCGTGAGCACATCCCCGAACTGCCCCATGATGAGACGATAGTCGTTGTTCTTTGTGACGTACCCCGCCGGTGCCCAATCGGCGCCCTTGGCAGCAAAGAGGCCGATCACCTCAATCTCGTTCCCGCTCACCATGCCTACGGTCCCAGTGTAGCTGAAATCCGCTTTCACGACCTTGCAGCCCGCATCGTAGAGGACGTGATTGCACAACCCCTGAAACTTGAATCGCGGGACCGGCCGTGAGAACGCCGCCTCGGTCGTGATGACCTGCAGCGCGCACTGCGCGCCGCCCTGCCGGAAGGATGCGCCCGCGACCCGGCCGTCCCACACGACGAATGCCTCGGTATCGCCCCGGTGGAAGCGCACGACCTGGACGAACATCGGCACACCGGACACGATCCCTATGAAGCGGCGCGAGACTTCATCCTCGGTCGGTAGGGTGATCTCAAGGGCACGCTGATGCTCCCCCAACGCCTGCGAGGAAGACGATCGCGCGATTTGCCGCGGAAAATAGGTGAAGGACGCAAACACGAGTTCATCTTCTGCCGACGTGTATCGGTAGACCGTCGCCCCAATCGTGAAGGTGTAGATCTCGACCGGCCGGCCGCCCTCCTGCGAGGTTTCCTGCGCCTCAAATGTCATTGCGCCCCCCGCGTCTCGACGAACACCTCCGCGGACCCCGCGAAGTGGTGGGAGAAGCGGACGCGGTCATCCGCGATCCGCACACGCCTGAGATACGAAACGATGTCGATGTCCCCGACCGGGATCGTCGAAGGCCAGTCGTCGTCTACGGTCAGTCGCTCGGTGTCCGCATCGAGCTCGATCGCGCCCGTTACCTGCCGCGTCAGCCGGCTGCCATCGACGAGCCGGATCCAGATGGACTTGTTCGGCTCCTGCCCGTTGACGAACGACGTGTAGCCGATGTGCCGGATATCCATCAGGAAGGACCCGACGGCGAGATCTCCGACGACCTCGAGATCGGGGAAGAACGTCGGCACGTAGAACGTCACTTGGCTTCCGCGCAGGGCGTGCATCAGCTGCCGGACTTCCCACACGCGCTGATAGCTGGGGGCAAGGAACCCCTTTCGGGATGCGAAGTGCGACGCCGCCCAGTCGGTGTACTGGATGAGCGATCCGATCTCGTTGTCCAGTCGATCGATGCGGCGGTTCAGATTGTCCTGGAGCGTGCTGCCGGCGACCAGGTTCGGCTCCTCGAGAAGTACCTTGCCGTTGTGCGTGGCGAAGGCGGCCGTCGATCCAATATCCACTTGGTTGTCGATCACCTCGAAGCGGATCCCGATCTCGTCGAGGTTGACGAGCGAGCGTGCATCATCGATGTCCGTTCCCGTGACTGCCACCCGAAGCGGAATGACGAGTGCCTGGCCGGCCGTGAAGGCTTCCGTGAGCGGCGAGGAAAACGTGAGCGAGGTCGCGGTCATCGACTCAATCTCGAGCGCGTTGAACTTCTCGGAGGACTCCCACACGATCGCCAGCGACTCCAACCGGAAGTCTCCGAACGTGGTATCGACCGCGATCGTGAACGCACCGGCTGCCGCGTCTGCTCCGAGGTAGCGCGCCTCGAACCACACGGGGACCCCAAAGACGCCAGGATGCCAGCCGAAGAGGTGTGCCTGTAGCCGCTGACGCTCGGTGCCGAGTTCCGTCTTGACCCGAAGGTCGAAAGACTGGCGGGGGTGCTTCCGCAGGCTGATGCGTTGCTCGCTCCCGTCCGTGGCCTGGATGATGTTGGTTCTGAACGCCAGTTCCTCGAAGATCGGCTGCTCGGGGATGTAGGGGAACATGACGACACGGACCCCGGTGATGGGAATGATGACCACGATGCCGAGATCGAACCCGAAGTCGAGCGTCCCGTCGATGACCGGTGGGCCCGACGTCGACACGAGCACGAAGAAGATCGCCGAGTGCTGCCGATTGATCGTCGACGGGAAGGACGGCAGGCCTGAGAAGAAGACGCCAGGCCCGGCGTTGTTCGTGGCCGAATTCCAGATCCGGTCCTCTTCCCGCCATGAGTTGTAGATCTCGATTTCGCGCGTGATGGACGTGACGATGTTCCCGAGTTCAAGCCGCTGTGGGCGTGACCAAATCTTCTCGAACCAGTGAATGCCGATCGTAGACGGATCGGTGGCCGCAAGGAAGGAAGCGGTTACCGGCGGCGTCGGTAGGAGGTCTTGGTGGGAGCCGCTCGCGAGCGAGAAGGCCGGAACGATGATTGCGCGGTAGAACGTCGCCGGGAGATCGATGGGAGAGATGTTGACCGAGAACCCGCCCTGGTAGCGGTCGCCAGCGCCCGACTCATCGCTGATCCCGATCTCAAGGAAACCGTCGAAGTTCGCCATCTACGTGATCTTCTTGTAGGCGTATCCGGCGTTCCACGACTCCTCGGTGTTGGCCTGGAGGAACTGCTTGCGAACCCACGGGAAGACCATCCACGTGTCTGCGCCGATCGTGATCACGTCGCCAGGGTTGAAGTTCGTCATGTTCACGATGGCCTTGTCGGGCTGTACCCCCATCCAGTACCAGGTATGTGGCGTCGTCGTCTTGTCGCGGTAGACGACGGGAATCGGGGTCAGTGGGATATAAACATTCAGCGCCGAACTCGGGATCCACGCGATGTAGTAAGGCCACAGCCCGCCTCGTGCGCCCCCCGTCCCCGAAACGCGTACGTTTCCGGCACGGTCCGTTCCTGGCGTATTCGCGGCCCCCACAACCATCCACCGACTCGCAGCACTGACACCGGGCAACCCCTGAACTTGCATCGTGGCCTGGTTCGGCGTTGAAGCGCCTGCGTCCAAGCCGAGATAGTTGGAGATGTTAGTAGGATCATCGATCTGCGCGACCCCTTGATCCCACAAATGCCCATAAGCATAGTCACCGCCCGTCCAGTCTCCCACCTTCGTCAGCTTCCCAAACCCGAAATGCCTGTACCTCCCGGCGTCGACCTCGACCACGACGTGGACATAATCCCCCGTCGCGTTGATGAAGAAGTGGTAGGCCGTGAAGGGGCCTACCGAAACGAAGTTCACCCGTCGGCCGCTGGCGATCGGGATGGCGGTTGTGCCCACGCCGGAGTCGTCCGGCTGCTGATGCGGTGCTTGCCCCGACGTCCATCCCGTGGACTGGTAGATCGCGAGATCGGTCTGCGCGGTGGCGTCCCACCGGAGGGAAAAGTAGAGCGTGCCGCCCGTCTCGTGCCATGTGCCGTAGTTCGCTGAGAGATCGAGCTCGTCGCGAGTGAAGCCGTTCGCCGTGATGAACGTATCGAACTTCGAGACAAGATCTTCGATGCTCGTGGCGGTCCCGGTCTCGTACGGCACTAGATCTCCTTGACCGCCAAATAGGCGTAGTTTTCGGTGCGGTTGCAGTTCTGGAAGACGCGGTACGCGGCGCCGCCTGGAATGCGGATTCGGTCCTCACTGCCGATCGCCCCGAAGCCGCTGATCCAGAAGACATCTGGCAGATCGGCCAGGATCTGCTTGGCGGGAGTCGAGAGTACGATCGTCGCCGGGAAGAGAAGCGTTCGGTTCAACGTGCCTGGCGTCGGCTGAAGGTTCGCGGTAGAGGCTCCAATCGCGGCCGTGAGCGGGATCACCTCGCCCCAACTGGCGTCCACCAGGGTGAACCGGTCATTTTGCGGCGATACCGCCCCGTTGATGCTTCCGTCGGGCCGGCCTGCGGGGATCACGACGCAGGTTCGGCTTTCCGTCTTCGTCGAGCCAGATATTTGCGCGTTCCGCACCTCGATCCAGGTTCCATCGGTGGAGCGAATGAACATCGGCCCACGGTCCTGTCCCTCAGTTCCAGCGGTCCGCCATGGATCGACGAGCCCGGAGCGCAATCCCGAGCTTCCCGACGTGCCATTGAACTCCGACATGCACCCGCCGACGAGGAGCGGGTAGGGGAACTCGCCCTCAGTGGCGTATCGGTTCGCCCATCCGAGAATTGCGTTGAAGTATGAAGAGCCAACGATCGCGACGAGGATGATTCGGTACGGAGTGATGCTCATGGCATAGCCGATCGATGCGTTATCGAGCGGAAGGTACGCCCCCGCGCGGAAGCCACTCGCGGCGTTCCATTTCCCCGGGGAAACACCGGGCTGCTGTGGCGTCGTCAGACCGGAGTCGAACCCCGTAAAGCCGTTCAGTTCCCAGTTGTAGTAGTCGCCGGGCACGCTGCTGTAGGTCCGCCATCCGATGAAGATCTCATCCCCGCCGTCGCCCGAGCCGTTCAGGATGACCTCGCGCTCACTCCCAGAGTATGCCGTGTTCCGCTCGGCCGTCCATCCGTTGGTCGCGAACGTACAATTCAACGTGCAACCAGAGCCGGCCCCGGTCGTCGCCACGGGATCGCCTGGCGCCGCGGAGTAGAGGCCGGCCTGGTAAATCCGAACGCCCGTGACCGCGCCAGCGCTGACAGATGTCACCTCAACCTGCGCCGAGATCGTGCCGGTGCCGCCCGAGAGCGTCAGAATGTTGTCGACGGCGTAACCCGTCCCACCGGCCGCG